AGAGCAATGCTGGCCAGGTCGCGGCGCATCAGACCACCGCTTCGTTCAGCTTCACCCGGGCCGCCGCATCCGTTGTGGCCTTGGCCACCGCGAACACGCCGATCAGGGTGTTGTTGGTGCTGACGGGGGTGACGCGCTTGTTGGTGTTGTCCCAGTAGGCCTTAGCCCCCTGGGTGGCGTCGGTGCCGGCGCCGGTGGCAGCCACCAGGCCATAGACGCTTTCCGTGTGGATGTTGATCACGTCGTTCTGCGCGCCATCCACAACGCACACGCCGAAGATGCTGCCGACCAACACACCCTCGCCCGACTTGCGGGCGTAGGGCAGTGTGACCTCCAGGTAGTCGCCTTCCTGGACATAGCCCAGGCCGGTGCTCGGATCGAAACCTTTCATGGTGTCCTCTCAATAGGGTGATCAGGAAGCCGGCGATCAGACGCCGGAGGAACGGTAGAAGCCGTAGTGGTGCGGCACCATGCAGCCGAAGTCGTGACGCAGGTAGGTCACGATGCCATCGGGGTCGCGCTTGATCTCCGAGGAGATCGTCGGACCGCCTTCCCCTTCCAGGTTGCCGTAGACAATGTTCTCCACGCCAAGGCCATCGCCAGCGAGATACCACTGAGGGCTGCCGTTGAGGCGAGGCTCAACGATCTTCTGGACGTAATTGGAGAAGATGTTGACGTTGCTGGTCTGGTTCGGGGTGATGGTGGTGTTGAACTTGTCGAACGCAGTCTCCAGCGAGGTGGGGAGAAGGATGTAACGCGCCTGCACGTACAGCTGGGTTCCCTCAAAACCCTTCTGGTTGTACATCTTTTCTCGTGCATCCGAGAAAGACGTTTCACCGATCACGCCAGTGCCGGTGTTGGCATGGTCTGCGTGGAACAGCGCCTTGCCGTCCATCATGCACTTGGCATTCCCGGTGAGCAGGGCCCACACCATGTTCGCCTCAAGAGTGGCGACACCACGACCCAGAACGTCAACCGCCCTGGTGATGTAACCAAGGTTGTCGTTGATGATCAGCCGGCGGCCGATCTTCAGGCCGCTGCCAAACTCGGAGATCGACCAGGAACCCTGCTGCTCCTTGATCGTCCCGAACTTGTATTCGCCGCCTTCCTTGATCTCCTGGGGGATGATCTGGCCACCGACTTCCATCTCTCGCATCTCGCGGAAGTCGGGAAGGTTACGCTGCGTCGCCAGTGGGCGCCAGGTTTGGCGCTCCGGCGCATAGGCGGCTTTCAGGCTCACGCGCTGGATGCTGGCCATCAGCAGCGGGAAGTCGCTGGTGGAATGCAGCGCGCGCTCAGCGAGGTCGCTCTTGTTCATCCCGCGATGGGAGATACCGGCCAGCTCCAGGCTGTCGCGGCACAGATCCAGCAGCGTGCTGCCTCGGTACTCGCGCGCGCCGCCCTCGTCCTCGCCGCCGAATCCAGCACGGGCTTTCAGATGGTCGAGCTTCGCGGCGAAGCGCTTCTCGCCATGGTCGAGGGTGACTTCCACGCGGCTGGTGCCGGCCGAAGACTGGCGCTCGGTGGTGGATCGGGCGTCGATCAGCTCAGCGCGGGCCTGGTCCAGGGCCACGCCACGCTCAATCAGGCCGTGGGCGATGGTGTCCTCCACGCCCAGCTTGCGGGCTGCATCGAGGATGCCGGCCGCCCGGCGGCGCTCCTCCGCGCGGATCTGCTCCACATCCACCGAAGCAGGCGCAGGGGCGGCGGGGGGAGCAGCGGGCGCAGCGGCCCGGGTTTCGATGGTGGTCTCAGGCGCAGGCTCAGCGGCCGGCGCCCCCTGGTTCAGTTCAGCCATGGATCGCTCCGTTGGGGTGGGGGTGGGCTCCTCCGAGCGCACCTGGGAACCGGCGTCGGCCGGAATTGGGACCAGCGAGAGCTCATAGGGCTCCCAGTCCACAGCGCGCTCGACCGGCGTCGTGCCGGTCTCGTCGCGCTCCGTCTTGTGGACCTTGTAGCCCACGCTGACGTTGCGGTAGATGCCGTCGCGCACGTCCTGGAAGATCGGCTCGACGTCATCCCGCGAGCTGAACTTCACCAGGGCACGGCCCTCGGTTCCACTCAGCCAGGCGCGCAGCACAACCCCGATCTGGTCTCGGAGGTCGTAGCTGCTGTGCGAGTTCAGCAGCGGCGCACCAGCGTTCAGCCGGTCCAGACGAACTGCACCAGGCTGCAAGCTGAGCTCCTCGATGTAGTCGCCGCGAGACCAGCTCGCGCGCTTCACCTGGGCCCCAGTCGTCCACACCATCTCGACCGTCCGCTCCTCGACGTTGATCGTCGATGGCTCGAACATCGCCCTGGTGTGTAGCAACTGATCCGCCATTGCCGTCTCCTACGCTCTCAGATTCTAGGGGGTGTTCCCAGCAGAGGCCCCGGCCGCCGGGGCCGGCACCATCTGCAGGGGCGGCGCACCGGTCGGCGGCAGCGCCGTGCCAGCCGGGCGGCCCTGCGTCAGGCCAGCGGCCGACACCTTCCGCGGGTCGATGTCCAGGGTGATGCCAGCTTCATCCATCAGGACCATCCACTCCTGCCACAGCAGGATCACGTCCTCCGGCTCGTAGCCCTCCGCGCGGATCGCCTCCTGCGGAGGCAGCAGGCCGCTGCGGATTCGGTCGCGGATGCTCGTGATCTCCGACTGCGGATCGAACAGCTCGCGCTTCGGCGGCGTCCAGTCGCCCACCAGGCCGTCGGTGTTCGTTCCCACCACACTCATCGCCGTGGCGGCCCACTGCCACACCCTGCGGAACACCGTCGGCTCCAGCGTCTGCCACGTCTCCGCCTTCAGCCGGCGCTGGAACCCGATCCAACCCATCCGGCCCTGCGTGAAGCTGCCCCCGGTGTAGTCGCCGGTGAGCTCCTCGTAGGTGATGCCGATCCCCGCCGCGACCTCCAACAGGTAGACCTTGATCTGCTGCGGCAGCTCGTTCGTCGCCGGCGGGCTGATCGTCCTGATGTCCTGCCCGGGGCCCAACGTCACGATCCCGCCCGGCTCGATCTTCGTGCCGATCGTGCTCTTCTGGTTGCCCATCCCATCCATGTCTACGATCGCGACCGCAAGGCATGCGGCAACCTTCTCCTTCAGCAGCCGCGAGTCCATCAGGTCCTGCAGGTCGCGCAGCCGCAGCAGCACCGGCGCCAGGCACGACACGCCCCGAGACATCCCGGGGCGCTCCGCCGTGAACAGGTGGATGATCTGCCCCGCCGGCACGGTGTTGCTCAGCACGCTCGTCACCCGGTGCGCGCTCTCGCCAGGGTGGTAGTTGTAGAGCCAGTAGTGGCTCGCCTTGTCCTCTGCGTCGTAGACGATCCCGCGCTTGGTGTAGCTGCCGCTCTCGCCGCCCGGTGTGTCGTGCGACTCGTCGATCCAGTCCGCCTCCATCACCTGGAGCTGCAGCGGCACCCGCAGGCCCAGCCGCCGCATCGTCGCGCTGCTCGGTGTCCGCGCGCGGATCAGCACCTCGCCGCTGCCCTTCCACGCCTGGACCACCTGGGCCATCAGCCCGTCGAAGTTCGCCTTGCCGTAGTAGTCGCACTGCAGCGGATCGGCCATCCAGGCCTGCATCAGCTGCGTCACATCGCGGCCGCGGCGGCCATTGCGCCGGCCGCCCTTCGCCTTGAAGCTCCACCCCTCGCCGATCAGGTTGTCGGCCCACACCAGGATCGCCTTCCGCGCCCACGGGTTGTTGCGGATCTGCTCGCGCGCGCGGTCGCGGATGTCCGCGAAGCCCATGGCGCTGATCGCATCCGCCGATCCCCGCTGCACCATCCAGCTGTCGGTGCGCCGGCCCCGGCCCGCCGCCGAATACTTGCGCATCTCCTCCAGCTGGAGGCGGGCCGTCTCACGGCGCAGCGCCGCGCGAGGGGCAATGGCGGCCAGCAGCTGCTCGATCGGGTTCATTCGTAGTCCCGCACGAACGTGGGGTAGTCGATGCGCACCACCGGCGATGTGGTGGCCGCCAGGCTGCTCATGATCATCGCCCGGGCCTTCAGCATCTGCTCCATCGACTGGTAGGTGACTTCCTTGTCCTCGTACTTGACCTTCAGGTAGCCGCTCGCGATCGCTTGCTCGATCGCTCCCAGGTCCGCCTGCGTGAACGTGCTCATCGAGGCCCTCGCCGTCGCTTCATGCTATCGGTCCCAGAACGAGGATCCGCCATCATGATCCTCGGCCGGCCCATCATCCCGCGACGTCGGCTGATCCGCCTCGGCAACCAGCAGCGGCACCCCACCTCGCTCCTCTGCCCACCGGGCATCGCTCCACCGATCGGCGCCCACCAGTGCCGCCGCGGCCCGCGCATAGACCCGGCAGTCGAGCGCCTCGTTTCGTGGCCGGGTCTTGATCCACTCGAACCGGTTGTAGCCCCGCCGGTCGATCGTGTTCGTCAGCCGCTCCGCGCACAGCTGCCGGAACCATTCCTCGCCGTGCTGGGGGAAGTGGCACCAGCCGTGGGGCAATCCCTCGCCCTCCTCTGGCAGGCCACGGCGCAGCCAGCCGTAGAGCTCGCTCTTTGCCGTGCTTGATCCCACCGGCCACACCTTCACGCCACCGCGCAGGGCCTTCCCGTTCCGCAGCACTTCCACGCGCCCCGGCGTGCCGATGATCGACGTCTGGCTGTCGGGGCCGCCCTTCACGGCGATCACCCGGTTGCCGGCCTGGCTCCGCACCCACCGATAGACCTCCTGGCTCCTGAAGCCCGAGTCGATCGCCGTCATCCTGATCGGCAGCCGCTGGCCATCGCCCCGGCCGAACTCCGACCGGATGAACTTCGACAGCTCGCGCCACACCGCAGGCTGCGCCGTGTCGCCAGCCAGCACCTGAAAATCCAGGCTCCAGCTCTCCATCCCAGGGCCCCAGCCCACGATCTCCAGCTCGAGGCGGTCCATCTGCACGTCCACCCCGCAGGTGATGAACGCCACCTGCTCCGGCACCGTGCCGATCTCGTAGAGCTCCCGGCGGTTGTAGAGCGCCTCCCAGTCGGGGGCTTCGCCGTCGCAGTTGTACGGCAGGGCCAGCACCGTGTTGACGAACGGCTGCTCCTTCGACGGGTCGTCCTTCGTCTTGGTGAACTCCAGGACCGCCTGACTCCAGCTGAACCAGCCCAGGGGTGAGTAGAGCGCGTTGCAGTGGTAGCCCTGGTGGAGGGTTCGCTCCGGGAACTTCGCCTCCCACCAATCGTCCTCCCACACCTCCGGGTCGTACCACCAGGCCTTGGTGTCCTCGCTGATCCCCTCGCCGCATTCCACGCAGATCAACACCGGCGGCACCGTCAGCCGTTCCGGCAGGCCCGGGTCCTTCTCGTCCCACCGCATCTGCTCCCACTCCAGCGGCTGCCGGTGCCCGCAGTGGGGGCACGGCAGCTTCAGCGTGTTCTGGCTGCTCTCCTCCCACTTGCCCCAGATCGCGCTCGTGCCCGCCAGCTTCGGCGTCGAGGTGTTTGCCTGCTTGCCACGGATGCCGAACGTCCGGCGGCGCGCGTTCACAACCGCCAGCGGGCTGCCCTCCTCGTCGACGTTCAACGGCCAGCGGTCGATCTCATCGTTCGCCGCGAACCGGATCGGCATCGACGCCAGGCCGCTCGCCGCGTTCGCACCGCGCATGCTCAGCTGACCGTTCGGGAAGTCCTTCTGCAGGATCGTGTTGCCGCTGTCGCGCGACTTCGACTCCTTGACCTTCTCTCGAAGCGCTGGCGTCGCTTCGATCATCGGTTGGATCCTCGTCTTTGAGTATTCCTTCGCGCGGTCAATCGTCGGCTGGACGTAGAGGGTCGGCCCAGGCGCGATGTCCATGATGTAGCCGATCCAGTTGTTCAGGCCCTCGGATTTCCCCATCTGGCTGCCGAACACCAGCGTCACCTCCTGCACCTTGCTGGTGACCGACAGGTCATCCATCGGCCGCCGCAGGTACGGGGTCCGCGTGGTCTTCCACGGGCCGTGCTCGCTGCTCGCCTTCGGGCTAAGCCACCGCCGCTGGTCCGCCCACTGGCTCACCGTCAGCAGCGGGTCCGGCCGCAGGCCCTCCCAGAACGACCTCTCGACCGCCTCAGCTGTTGCCAGCGCCATCCGCCAATGCCTCCAGTGCTCCGACCAGGTGCCGGTCAATCACGAGCAGCACATCCGCCCGCTGGTCCGGCGTCAGCCCGCCGGCCGCCTTCGCAATCTCGCCGATCATCTGCGGGCCGATCCGCAGCACCGCATCACGTACACGCCGGCCAGACTCGAACCGCACCCGGTTCATCTCCTCCGCGCTCACCAGCTTGCCGCTGCGCTCCTCGAACTCCAGCTGCAGCAGCTTCGCCTGGTAGGCGGTCTTGATCGCCTGGCCCTGGGCCATCGTCGGCATGCTAGCCGGCGGGCCATGCCCAGCCGGTGGGGCCGTCGTCCCGTGCGCCACCTTCGCCGCGGCCGCCGCCATCTGCCGCTGCCGGCCCGCCTTGATCGCCTCGCCCTGCCGGTACTGCGGCGCGGTGTTCCGCCCCCACTCCTCGTTCGCAATCGCCGGATCGATCACCCATCCACGGCCCTCGCGCTTCGCTCCCTGCTTGATCCGGCCGTCAGCAATCGCCTTCCTGACTGCCTGCGGCACTACGCCAACCTGGGCTGCATAGTCCGCGAGCTTCAGCACGACTCCACGGTGTACCCGAACAGGTGCAAGGTTGATTGCAGCGACAGGCTACTGCCCGCTTCCACGCCTCCCAGGCCGGCGATCTGCACCTTCTCCGGCGCGCTCACCAGGCCCGCCACCAGGTGGGCCAGCTGCTCGGGCCTGACGGACGTCCAGCCCTCGCCCCGCAGCATCCCGTCCACCGTCGTCTCGTCGCCCTGCTCGCCCAGCTCCACACGCAGCGGCGACGCCACCACCACACCACAACTCCAGCTGGCCCCGAACCGGATCGCCTGGACGCTGATCATCATGCTCATGTCGTCCGCCGCACCCTAGCCCTTGCCGGGTACCCACGCCCTGTTCAGCGCACCGGCCCGGCCCTTCGTCACCTGCGACGGCATCCCCGCACGGTTCACCAGGCGCGTCACCTCCTCGCGCTCCATCCCCAGCCGCTTCTGGATCTCGCGCGCCGGCACACCCTCGGCCACCATCCCCCGCACGATGTCCGCCATCCGCACCACCGCATGGGTGCCCCGGGCCCGGTTGTGCCGGATCGTGCTCATCATCCGATGCACAGGGTCCAGCAGCACCTGCACCGTCGGCACCAGCCCACCCGTCAGCGCTGCCACCCGCCGGTCACCGCTCACCGTCCACCGGTGGAAGCCGTCCACGCTCCTCCAGCGGCCCGCCGAGCACCACCATCCCCAGCCATCCGTGCCGGCTGATCACCAGCCCCTGGCTCAGGTCCTGACCCACCGGCCGCACCTCACACTTCCCCGGCAACGACGCATACATCCCAGCCGTCAGCACGTGCGGCCATGCCCCCGACTGCCGCACCACCAGCGCGCCCTGGCTGCAAAACACGAACTGCGTCGCGTCCTCGCCCAGCACCAGGGCCCCGTCATCCACTCCCCACACCCTCAGGCCCGGCAGCTCCCGCAGCAGGCCATGCCCCGTCTTCAGCTCCTCGAATGCCTCATCCCGCTCGGTCATCCAGCCACTCCCTGCACACCTGGGCCAGCGCCTCTGCCGTGCCCTCCAGCCCGTGCCGATTCTTCGCCGCGGCCACCGCCATCAGCACCTGCTCGCGGTCATCCCACCGCATGCTCGCGCTGAACACGTGCCGCTCCTCCACCTCGCCGCTCTCCGCCGTCGCGTCGGCGTCCTTGTCGTCCTGCTCCAGATCCAGGCCCAGGCCGCCCTGCCCCTGGTCCTCCGGCTCCGCCCGCTCCGTCACCGGCGCCAGCGGCTGCGACAGCTGCTCGAACGCCCCCAGCTCCAGGCCATCGGTCAGCCGCCGCAGGTCGTCGTCACTGAAGCCCAGCGCGCCCAGGTCGAACTCCGCCTCCATCAGCGCGCCCAGCTCCTCCGCCAGCCGCTCCTCATCCCACCCAGCGTTCTCCGCGATCTTGTTGTCGGCCAGGACATAGGCCCGCCGCTCCTCCGGCGTCAGGTGGTCGAGCACCACCACCGGCACCTGCTGCATCCCCAGCTCGCGGGCCGCCATCAGCCGGCCATGGCCCGCCAGGATCCCGTTCTCCCCGTCCACCAGGATGGGCGCCAGGAACCCGAACCGCTGGATGCTCGCCGCCAGCTGCGCCACCTGCGCTGCGCTGTGGGTCCGCGCGTTCCCCTCGAACGGCACCAGCCGCTCCACCGGCCAGAGCTCGATCCGCTCCGCCATCCGCGGCGTCAACGCCTTCCCCATCTCCCCTCCTGGCACCAGGCCCGAACCATAGGCCCGCCATTGCGCCACGTTGCGCAACGGTTGCGCAACCGCACGCGCGATCACGGCCCATACTTCCTGCCCAGTTTTTCGCTCAGAACCCCCGCAACACCGCGATCCCTGAAACCGGGATTCCCGGGGTTTGGGCTCAGATCCCAGTCATTCCAACGGTTTCCGCCACTCGTTTCGGAAGCTGGAACTAGCGAAAAACCGGGGCTCGCGGACCCGCAGGGGGTTTTTCCACAGGAGGACCCAAAAGGTGGGGGTGGGGGGGGTGGTTGCGCAACGGTTGCGGTTGCGTTGCGCAACGGGTGCTCAGCGTGAGGCGGGGGGATGGGGGGGGCGGGGGAGGCCCTGGCGCATCACCCAGGTGGTTGCAGCGCGCTGCGTCATCCACGCCTCGAGTAGCTGCTTGCACATGCCCTGCAGGGTGGGCACGTCGTCGACTGCATCAATGGCGCGGGTCATGCGCTCCAGCTCGAAGGCTTGGGCAGGGGTGAGGGCGAGGGGATCAGGCACGACCGAACCCCCTGCCCATGGCCCCCAGGGCGCGCACGATGCCGTCCTCCAGGGCCTGCTCGATGCGTAGCTCGGTGCGTGCCTGTAGGGCGGGGGACCAACGGCCCCCGGTGTAGATCGCGTGGATGGATGGGCCGTGGATGACGTCCAGGGGCATGCGCTCCTTGCCGCGGCGTTTGAAGGGCTTGCCCTTGGCCAGGAAGCCCCCCTTGACCAGGGTGGCCGACCCACCACGGTAGACGCGCATGCGAAGGCCCTTACGGGTCTCTCGCGGGCGGAACTGCATGGCGGTGATGGGCTTGCGGGAGGTGGTGATCACGGCGGACTGGCCATCGGCGGCCACGCGAGCGCTGGGGACGTCCTGCTTGATCCTGGCGGCCGAGAGGCTGTAGCGCTGGCCGATGCTCTTGGCCAGGGTGGTGCGGCCGGCCTTGGAGGCATCGCGGACGCCGGCGCGGATGGCCTTGGGGATGTCCTTGGCGGTGAGCTCCTGGAGTGTCTTGGTGAGCAGGTCATCCCCGACGAGGCGCGCGGTGATGTCGAGTCTGGCCATGGGGTGATTTCCAGCGGCCCAAGGGTAGGCCCAACAGGCTGCCAACGTCTCTCACGGTGTTCTCACGGTAGGCGTGAGACTCGAAACCCGCTGCGGTTGCTGGGTTTTGGGGGCCTCCCCCTCTCTCTCTCACACCTCACTAGAGACATATACATACATACACTCACTCACTCACTCACTTAGGGGGCTATCCCCCCGGCGTGAGCGTGAGAACGTGAGAAAGGCCCGAACCCCTTGCAGCAAAAGGGATCCGGGCCTCACGGTGGCCGTTGGAGGGTGGGCTTTCCTCACGGTGGGTCGTGATCCAGGGCTGATAAGGGCACCCTCACGGCTCGGGCTGTGGCGCCCGCCCCGCGGAAGTAGATCGATCCGCTCTTCTGTGCGCCGGGCAGGCGTGTGAGGAGGGTGGGCCAGCAGTTGGCCCAGGCGGTGTCCCGGAGCACCGCCGCGATGGCCTCGGCGGTGTTGCTGACGAAGATTGCCTCCGGGTCGACGCGGATGCCGTTGCGGCCGAGGGTGGCCTCGGCCAGGGGCGCTTCGAGGTGGAAGTCGTTGGCGCGGTGCAGAGCAATCTCCACCAGCTCCCCCATGGTGCGGGTGAGGGGCCGATCGGCCTCGACGCGGACCTGGTGCTGGAGGATGCGCTGCAGGCATCGCCGCTCATCGGGCACCTCCGTGGCCTGGCTGTAAGGCTCCCAGTCGTTGCCATCGATCACCTGGCGGGCCTCGTGCTCGGTGACGGGCTGTGAGCTCTGTAGGGACCAGGCGCCGGCCAGGAGGGTGCCGTATTGATCCCCCAGGGCCTGGGAGTCGAAGCGCTCGGCGGCCACCCGGGTGAAGGTGCGGACGGATTCGCGGATGGTGGGGATGAGTGACACGGTCCGGGCCTGAAGGCGGCGGCCGGTCTCATCGGATATGAAGCGATCGAGGTCGCGGTCGAGGGCCTCCCAGTGGGCCTGGCGTTCGGCCTGTGGGGTGTCGGTGGGGTTGCGGAGGGTGAGCTGCGCGAAGCGGCGGCGGTCGGCGCCCTGCTTGAGGCCAGTGGCGATCGAGCTCATCAGGAACATGCTCCGCGGCTGGTAGCTCTGTGCGTCCCCTTCGGGTGTGCCCTTGAGGGTGCGTGCGCGGCTCTCGCAGGAGGCGACTCGAGCGAGGCCGAGAACCGATTGGATGCGCTGCTGATCGTTCCGCTCGTTGCTCTCGGCCTCGTCGAAGACGACCGGGCGGCCATCGGCCCCGAGTGTCTGCCGCAGCCCAGCCTCGGTGGTGTTGCCGGAGACGATCAGGCCCATGTCCCCCAGGAGGGGGGTGACGAAGCGTTCGAGGATGGCGCTCTTGCCGCTGCCTGCGGAGCCGGTAAGCCAGGCATGGGGCCGCCATGCGAGGGCGCCGCAGACAGGCCCAAGGGTGACCCAGCCGGCGAGGAGGAGGCCGGAGGCTGGCACCTCCCAGCGGAACTGGTTGGCAAGGAGCCAGACCATGCTGGCCTCGTCGTCGCTGAGGGGGGCGGCATCGGCCGGGCCCTCGAGGGCGGCCAGGCGTTGGTAGAGGTATGGGCTGCTGGCCAGGCGCTTGGTGATGGGGTGGTGCTCGCCATCGACGATGAGGCGATCGCCGAGGTGCAGGACAGGGCGGCCTGAATCCCACCATGCGCCACGGCCACGGATGCGGGTGGGGTTGTAGACGCCGATCTGGGCCTGCTGCCAAAACAGGTCGGAGGCGGCGGCCACCCAGTTAGGAGCACTGCGGCCGGGGTAGTGGGCCTCCCAATAGCCAAGGGGCGCGAGCGCGACGAGGTTGGTGGAGGAGTGGGAGCCGCGGCCAAGGCGGACTACCTGGCCGGTGCCATGGGGCTGGTAGTAGTAGCCGTCAAGGTCGAAGCCGAGGCAGGTGAAATATGGGCTGGTGGCCGGGAGGCGTTCGGGCTGAGGTGCGTCGTCAGTGGTAGGGTTTGTGGGCTGCCCGGCGAGGGCTTGCTGCAGTGGGACCTTGAGGCCGGCCTTCTCGAACAGGGGGCCGGCCTTTTCATTGGGCAGCTGCTCCGGGTCGATGTCGCGGAGGTGATCGCGGACGAATGCGCCGGCCTGCTCGGGCGTCCAATCGGCATCGGCCACGTCCCAGCCCTCGGGGACGTCGGCGGGGGGCTCGATGCGGCGGGCGGTGGTGCCGGGCTGCTGCAAGAGCCGGCGGGCCAGGCGACCCATGGCGAGCGCGCCGTCCTTGTCGGCATCAGGCCAGAGGGTGACGCGGCGGCCGGTGAGCGGTGACCAGTCCACGAGGTCGACGGCCTTCGAGCCGTTGGACCACGAGACGACGACAGCGGTGGGGAAGAGAGCGGCCGCGGCATCGGCGGCCTTCTCGCCCTCGACCACCAGGACGGGAGCATCGGGCCGGGCGGCGAGATCGGGGAGGCGGTAGAGGGGCCTGGGCGTGGGCCACTCGCAGGAGAAGGCGTCGCCGTTGGGGCCCTTCGAACGGGGGTAGTGCCAACGGCCGTCGAGCCACACGCGGTGGATGAAGATCTTGCGGGCGGGCTTGTCGCCGGTGGCGGGCAGATCGAGGCGCTGGATCCAGAACAGCTGCTGGCCGGTGAGGGAGCGGTAGCACCATTGGGCGGTGGCCCTGCCGAGGGGTGGAGGCGGTGCGTCCGGCGGGGGGATCTCTGGGATCCGGTGGGGGCGCGAGCGACTGGGGGTGACCTCGGGGGGAAGGCCCAGTTGGGCCTCGATGCGGCGGGCGGCGGTGGCGAAGTCCCAGCCGGTGCTGCGCAGGAGGAGGTCGATGCCAGTGCCTGCGCCGCCGTTCTGATGCCTGCCTCCGCATTTGTTGCAGAACCAGGTGCCCTTGCCGTCGAGATCGTCGAAGCGGTAGCGGTCGTTGCCACCACAGAGGGGGCACGGCTGGTGGGTGTCGGTGAGCTGCTCAGTGGAGAGGCCGGCGAGGGCGTGCAGGATCTCCGGCCACCGTCCGCGGGCGGCCTCGAGGATGTCTCGGGGCATGGGTCAGCTGTCCGCGTCGACGTCGAGGGGCATGGCGTCAACTGCCCGGATCAGCAGGCTCAGCTCTTCCGCCAGGGCCGTATGAGCTGGGTTGCGGTGGCCGAAGTGGATGTTCTCGATGACGGCGCGGCGCTGGCGGAGCTTCTCGCCGATGCGCTGTCGCATCAGCCGCATGCCGCTGCGGAAGGTGATGGAGTCCTGGAACTGATCGCTCATGCTGTGCGGGGGCGGTGGGGCTGTGGGTGGGAGACGGTGACGAGGTGGCCAGGAAAGGCCATGCGGCCGATCATGAGGGCAGCATCTGGAGACCGCGCCATGGCGGGCAGGTAGATGGGCGTAGCACCACGGCGGTGAGCGGTGATGGTGAAGCGAAAGAGCCTGTTCATTCGACCCCTTCTACGCGGCGCATAATGCGGGAGAGGATGTCGTGCAGTGCCCGTGTGGACCCAAACCGCTCGGTGGCGATGATCGCGAGGCATCGCTGCCGCTCCGCGGCGACGCCAGCGAGCCATTGGGGGCTGACCGGCTCGAAGGTTTGGTTAGCGCTCATCGCTTGCGACCGGCATGAGGGGATCGAACGAGTCGGCCCCAGTGGTGGCGTCGAGTGCCTTCGTGGCGACGGCCCGGGCGGCTCTGGCGCGAAGGGAGCGGCAGTGGCGCACGACGGTCTCAGCCATGTGGAAGCTCTTGCCGCTGTGCCGGATCACGTTCTCCGCCCAGTTCTCGGGGTTGTTGGCCCAGCGGAGAACGGCAGCATCCTCGGGATCATCGTGGCAGCTGAGGGCCTCCTTCCAGAGGGTGCGCAAGCGCTTGAGGCACTCGGCGTCTGTGAGTCTTGCCATGGGGGGAAAAGGTGGGCCTGCCCACCGTAAGGAGTCGGCCGGGCCTGGGCAGAGGCCCCGTAACATCCTGTTACAGACCCAGTGGCGGGGCCCATGGCCCGCGGGTGATGATCTGCTGAGCCTCCTCCACGGAGTGAGCGACGCCTGCGATGCCGCCGGCCTGGTGGACGACGGTGAGGAAGGTTCGCTGTGCCTTGCTGAGCTTGCCCTTGTCCTTCGCCTCGATGGCGACGAACACCGCGACCTGACGGCCCACCATGTCGGGGGTGATGGTGATGGTGTGGAGGCCGATGGCGTCGCTGGAGCCGCTGAACACCTCGCCGGCGTGGCTGCCGAGGCCATAGGCCACGAAGCGGCCGGTGCGATCGAAGAGGCCGCCGACGTTGTTGCGCCAGAGCCGTGTGGCGCCAGTGCAGAGGCGGTTGATGATCGGGGTGAGGACGCCTGATGTCTCACGAGAGGGGGTGCCCTTCCCACGGGTCCGACCAGGCGGCCGAGAGTTGCTTCCAGCTTTCGCGGCGGGGGTCGCGTCGTTTCTCACGTAGTTTCCAGCGGTGGAGTGCCCAGCCGGGTTTATAGCCCCGCTGGCGGCCGAGGGCCTCAAAGTCTTCGAGTGACCGGCAGTCGCGCTCTTCACTGATGCGTTCGCGGCGGGCTTCCTCGATGGCCTTCATGGCGGCCGCCTTCACCGGGTCGAACTCCACCAGGTCGCCGTCGACGCGCTCGACCTCGTGCTCCTCGCGCTGGGGGATGGGGAACTCGTAGCCGCAGTTGGTGCAGACCGGGCTGGTGGAGGGTGTGCGTGCGAAGCAGGTGGGGCAGTTGCGGTGCGGATCAGGTTCTGGGTGAGCGGCCTCGCGCTTCGGCCGGCCCTCGAGTGACCAGTTGCGGGGGTCGGCAGGCATGCCGAGGTTGGTGCGGCCCTGGCCATCGCCGATGTTGCCCACGTGATCGATGAAGATCGCCAACTCCTTGCCGTCAGCGGTGCGAAGGCCGCGGCCGAGCATCTGGAGGTGCAGGGGTAGGGACTTGGTGCGACGGTCGATGATCACGCCGCTCACGCTGGGCACATCGGTGCCTTCGGTGGCGATCTCGCAGTTGACCAAGACCTTGAGGCTGCCGTCGGCGAGGTCACGGAACGCCTGGCGGCGGATGCCGCGATCGGTGTTGCCGTCGATCGCGATGGCGGCGATGCCCGCTTCTCGGAAGGCGTCGGCCTGGGTGACGGCGTGGGGCACGGAGCAGGTGTAGCTGAGGGCCGTCCCCATGTGGCGGCAGGCGATGGAGCGGAGGTAGTTGCTCACCACGTCCCCCATGTGCTCGCCCTGCCGGAGGATCTCGCCCTGGGCGTCGAGGCCGGCGCGGGTGTCGAGCTTCCCGGGGGCGATGGAGCTCAGGTCGACGGCCGGTGGCACGATCGCCAGGGCTGGGCAAAGGTAGCCGTTGTCGGTGAGCCAGCCGACGGTGGGGCCCAGCACCAGGTCGGTGAAGTAGCCGCCGTGGCCGGCGCCGAGGCCTTTGCCGTCAAAGCGCTCGGGGGTGGCGGTGAACCCGATGAGGAAGGAGCGTGGGGAGTGTTCGATCACCCGCCCCCACTTGTTGTCCTCGACCAGGTGGTGCGCCTCGTCCTGGACGATCACGTCGGGCGGCTGGAGGCGATGCAGCCTGCGGATGAGGGTGTCGACGGAACAGACCTGAACCAGCTGGGCGGGCTGCTCGTGGAAGCCGGCGGCGATCATCCCGTGCGGCACGCCCTCGGCGTGGATCCGTTCGGAGAGGTCGCCGACGATCTCCTCCCGATGGGCGATGACCCAGCAGCGGCGGCCCTGCGCAGCGATGGCCCGGGCCCGGTTGGCGATGACGGTGCCCTTGCCGGAGCCAGTGGGTGAGACGACGAGGATGCGGCGATGGCCGGCCTGGATGGAGGCGCGGACGCCATGGACCATCTCCTGCTGGTAGTCGCGAAGTGCTGGCACGGGATGCCTGGGTTAGGGCTTGACGGTAGCTGGAGGATGGCAGATTATCCCGCGAAATCAAATAGTTGTTACGGTATGTAACGGGAAGGAGCGGGAAGATGCGGGAGGGAGCGGGAACGGGGTACGGTCCAGAGGTCCCACGCAATCCACAGGGCATGAACGAACAGCCCCATTACAGCGACCCGATGGAGCAGGCCCGCCTGGATCACCTGCGCGCCAAGGCACGGCTGCTGCAGGCCCAGGCACTGGCCTTCACTCGCAGCGAGCCGGGCACGCCACGCATCGATCTGGCGTCGATGCCTTACAAAGCTCTTCTGCGGCTTCAAGCCGACATCGTTGCAGAACTCATCGCGCGGGAGCCCTAATGAAGCCCCAGTTGATCCACCACCCGGGCCTCAGCAACGAGGACTACCACCACCTCAAGGCTGTCTCGCCCAGCCAGATCAAGGTGCTCAAGCGCAGCCCCTTGCATTACTTCGACCAGTTCCTCGCCGAGGACCGGGAGAAGAAGCCGCCCACGGACTCGATGCTCAAGGGCACGGCGTTGCACACTGCGACGTTGGAACCTGAGCTTTGGGATAAAACCGTGATCATCCTGCCAAGCGATGCTCCAAGCAAACCTACAAAGAGACAACTGGAGGCCAAAAAGCCATCAGCTGAAACACTGGCCGCAATTGCTTGGTGGGAAGAGTTCAACAACTCGATCAACGGCCGTATCGCTCTTGCCCCTAACGATGCCGACGAAGTGCGGCGCATGGCCGATGCCGTGCGGAAGCACCCGGCGGCCAGGTTCCTCCTGGAGCTGCCGGGCCGCCGGGAGGCCAGCTACTCCTGGTCCGACCCGGCCACCGGCCTGGAGTGCAAGACCCGGCCCGACTGGCACAGCCTCGACGGCCGGATCGTCGTGGACGTGAAGACGGCCCAGGACGCCAGCAGGGAGGCGTTCGCCAAGAGCATCGCCAACTTCGACTACCACGTGCAGGCAGCGTGGAACCTCGACGCCCAGTGTGGGGAACTGTTCCTCAGCCTGGTGGTGGAGAGCAGCCGGCCCTATGGCGTGGCGGTCTATCCCGCGTCTGAGGCCATGCTGGAGGCCGGCCGCCGGCGGATCTCGTCCGCCATGGAGCGCCTGGCGGAGTGCTGGAAGACAGGCCTATGGCCTGGCTACGGCGACGCGATCCAAGAGCCCCTGGACCTGCCCGGCTGGGTCCGGGACTGAGCATCACCATCAACCATCAACCCTTCTAAGCATTCGATGAGCAACCTTTCACCCCAACTGCAAGCCAGCGAGCTCAAGGCCGAGCTGGTGCAGATGACCGCATCCTTCCAGGCGGCCCTGCCCACGAGCATCAACGCCGAGCGGTTCATCCGCACGATCGTCACGGCGGTTCAGATGGAGCCGAAGCTCCTGGCCGCCGATCGCAAGAGCCTGTTCCTTGCCTGCATGAAGGCGGCGCAGGATGGCCTGCTGCTCGACGGCCGCGAGGCTGGCCTGAGCGTCTACAACGATCGGCAGAACGGCGGCCAGACCGTCGCCTACCTGCCGATGGTCGGCGGCATCCTGAAGAAGATCCGCCAGAGCGGCGAGATCAGCAGCGTCCGGGCCCACGTGGTCTACGAAGGCGATGAGTTCGAATACGAGCTCGGCGACGACGAGCGCATCGTCCATCGGCCCAGTCTGACGGCCCAGGGCGGGAAGATCGTGGCCGCCTACGCGATCGCGAAGTTCAAGGACGGCGACATCCAGCGAGAGGTGATGTCCTCGGCCCAGATCAAGAGGATCGCTTCGAAAGCCACCGGCATCGGCAAAAGGTGCTGGGAATCGGATGAAGGTGAGATGTCCAAGAAGACCGTCATCAAGCGGCTGGGCAAGCGCCTGCCCAGCTCCAACGACCTGCAGCAGGTGTTCGAGAACGAGGCGGACCTGGGCCAACCGGTAGCCCAGGTGAGCGTGACGGAGGATGCCGCGGCTCAGCCACAGCTGGCGGCCCCGGTCACGGTGGCCGACCTGAACCGGCAGATCGCCGCCGCTCCGACGCCCGCCACGGTCGACGCGGAGGTGGTGGAGGCAGAGCCTGCCCCAGAGCCAGAGCCTGCCCCCAAGCCCGCACCACGCCCCCGTCGAGCTGCTGCCGTGGCAGTTGCTGCACCGGAGGTTGGCGACGAAACCGCTGTGCAACCAACGCTGGAAGCGCAGAGTCAGCAGGGCGAAGAGGAGGGTGAGTACGGCCCTCCTGAAGAGTGCCCGTTCGGAGGTGATTGATGAGTGAGTTGGCTGCCTTCCTCACAACCAAGGAAGTAGCTGCACGGTGGCGGATCAGCCCGCAGACGCTTGCCAACTGGCGGTGTTCTCGCTCCCCTGGTCCGCCTTACGTCAAGATCGGCAACAAGGTTCTTTACCCCGTAGAGGGGATCCACGCTTACGAAAAGCACAACCAATGGCTTGCAACATCACTGTCACCGGAAACCTCGGCCGCGACCCTGAGCTGAGGTATCCCGATAACGCCACCCAGCCGGTGGCGAAGTTCACCGTCGCCGCCCGCCAGGCGAAGGTGCGCGGCGAGGAGCCGCCAGCGCTGTGGTTCACGGTCGAGATCTGGGGCGGCCCTGCCGAATGGGTGGCGAACAACCTGGTCAAGGGGGACAGCGTGTTCGTCGCGGGCGAGTTGTGCCTGCGCACCTGGACGCACCAGGAGACCGGCGAGGTGAGGGAGTCGCTCACCATCAAGAGGGCGACTGTCGAGAAGCAGTGGCCCGCCAGGGAGGCCGGCGCGGCTCCAACCCCTGCCGCTGCTCCAGCCCCTGCCGCTACCCAAGCGGCAGCCCCAAGGCCGGCCGCGGGTGCACCTCGGCCGATCCCGGCGGCAGCACCAGCCGCCGCGCCGCCGCGCCCTGCCCCGTCAGCCTTTGTGTAAAGGATTGTTACGGGGGCACTGCATCGTGCCGCAGCGGTCGGGATGATGGCGGGGCCGGGAGCAATCCTGGCCCTTCCCATTCCAACCTGCAGTCACAGTCATGCGCACCATCACCATGCCTCTCCGCCCTGTCGCCACCCTGGGGGTGGTGTTCCTGATCCTGGCGGCCTTCGCCTGGGCGGGGAGTGACGAGACGCGCCTCGAGCGCACGTGCCTCAGCTGGGTGCAGAACGTGTCGGCCTGCAGCCGGTTCTGAACCATCCCCCACCTGTTCCCCTCTCCACGCAGTCATGCAACTCTCCACCTCCACCCGGGCGGCCCTGGCGCACGACCTGGGCCCTGATCTCCACCGCTGGTCCCGTGTCGTTGCGACGGCCGTGGCCTTCACCTACGTCGCCGGCATGGCCGCCGGTGAGCTGGTCCACTGGCTGAACGATCGCCTGGCTGGTGGCCGCCGGCCGTGGCCGGTGCGGCTGGGCAGCCTGTTCGATGCGAAGCCGGTGGCTGTGACCGAGCGGATCGTGATGAACAAGCCAGCGCTGATCATCGATCACGATGGCCGCGCTCGCTTCGCTGATCTCGCCTTCATGCCCGTTGGAGAGCTGCGCCGTATCGCCAGGAGCCAGGGCTTGAGCCAGGCTGGCGGCCGAGCCATCCACCTGGCCCGCAAGCAGGATCTCGTCGACGCCCTGTGGATGCCGATCCAATGAGCTGGTCCACCTACGCCTCCCGGAACCGCAGCCGCCGCTACGGGCTGCAGCGCATGGGCCAGTGGCTCATGCCGCCGGCTGACGGGACAGCCGGCTTCACCGATGACCCGGCCAGCGCCTGGGTCGCGTTCAGCCTGGATGAGGCCCTGCGCCGCCAGGTGCTGCTCCGCCAGACCGTGGGCCTCACCACCTACGTGAGGTCCCTGCCATGAGTGGCTACCCGTGGACGCCGGAGGAGGAAGAACACCTCTCGTCGCTCTGCGGCGACATGCCGTGGTTCATGGTGGTGACGGAGATGAAGGGGCAGGCCCGGCGGCGCGGCTGGCGGAAACGGACGGAGAGCGCCATGAAAGCCCATGCGGAAGACATAGGGCTGTCTCTCTACAGCTGTGGCGAATGGATCACTACCGCGTACATCGCTGAAATGCTGAAGCTGAAAAGGAAAATTGTTCTCAAGTGGATCAATGGCCACGAGCTCTACGCCAAGCGTATCGGCCGTCCGTTCTTCGTGTCTCGCACGCACCTGCGGATGTTTGCGAAGAAGAACCCTCAGTATTTTGCCGGGCTGCCAGAGTCTGATCTGTTGCAGCTTCTCAGCAACGAGCAACTGGCGAGTGATCTGGCGGAGATGCCACCCGTGCGGCTGCGAAACATCTCGCCGGTGGTTCGAGTGCTCACGGGCCAAAGGTTCCCGACAATGATCAGCGCCGCCAGGACATACCGGGTGTCATACCGGGCAATCCAGTGGGCAATCCAAACCGGGGGTACGGCGGCCGGCAGCCAGTGGCGCCGGGCATAGGTTACGAATTGCTACAGGCCCTAGGTGGTTGTGCCGCCTGGGGCGGATGATGACCACGTTACCCATTGCATTCAGTTCACCATGGATGAAGATTCATTTGACTACAGCCGCGCATTACGTGTGCTGCGCATTAAGTTCCTGAAGGGTTTGGACTTGGTGCAATCTGAGCCGGATCTTGTTGGCATCGTCCTGGCCCTGGCCGACCGTGTAGCGGCACTGGAGACTCCGAAGGTGTCAACTGGGATGACGACAGAGGATCTGTTTGTGGTGCTCTCCGGCATCAACGACATGGATCGGATGAGCATTGCGCGTCATCTGATGCGCCACCCCAGGATCGGCCCGCTGTTTCGTGGCGAGCAGCAGCAGGCAGCTACCGAGGAATCCTCGGCACCTCAGTCAGACCCCGCCATGCACCGCCTGGCCACCCTGCCGGCCGCCACCCGCGAGGCGGGGCCGCTGCCGCATACGGGGGCGGAGATCAGCGCTGAAGAATGGGACGCACTGAAGGAGCGTCTGTGGGCCCTGGGCTGCTCCGCTGATACGAACGACGACGAATACATGATCTCCTCCGACTTCAGCGAGTGCCTCGACAAGGTCCGCGTGGAGCTGTCCCGCTACGCCCGCCCCACCACCCCGCCGGCCGCCACCCGCGAGGCGGTTGACCCTGAAACCAACGACGCGATTGTACTGAAGCTGGCGGCCATTATCCGCGAGCTGCCTGATAACAGCCATGAATTGGCGGAGGCGATTCTGTACCATCCGAACTGGCCCGCGCTGCTCCCATCCCCCACCCGCGAGGCGGGGCCACTGCCGAAGATGCCCACCCTTCGATCGCTGCTGTACCCGGCCTATGAGCCCGGCGACGGCAGCGCCGATGGTGCCCAGTTGGTGGATGGGGAGTGGTGGCATCCGATCATGGGCTGCGACTCGCTGCAGGAAGTGGTGGGCAATGCCCGCGCCGTGCTTGCCCGCTGGGGCGGCGCTGCGGTGCTGCCGGTGGAGGTGAGTGATGGCTGGCCGGAGTTCTCTGATTGCGATGACTTTGAGCGTGTTCACTGCTTCAATCCTGTGCTCGAACATTGGAAGCTGAACAAAATCAACCCATCCATCCACACCCACTTGCTCCCCCACTGGGCGCTCCCGGTGCCCGCCGCCGACAAGGGGGAGGGGCAGCCGTGAGCACCACCACCAACCGCCTGCCGCTGGCCGAAGCCGAGCACATCGCCGTCGGCGTGATGCAGCAGCTAGAGCCACACTGCGATGTGATCAGCCTGGCCGGCAGCCTGCGCCGCCAGCGGCCCACCATCGGCGACATCGAGATCGTGTGCGTTCCCCGCCCCTACGACGCCTTGCCGCTGTTCTGCAACGGTCTCGCCACAGTGGTGAATCAGTGGAAGAAGGTGAAGGGGGAGCTCCCCTGCAAGTACACGCAGCGGATCCTGCCGGAGGGGATCAGGCTCGATCTGTTCATGGTCGAAGCCGACGGCTACGGCCTGCAGCGAGCGATCCGCACCGGCTCGGCGGATTGGAGCCACCAGGTACTGGCCCGGGCCTGGGTGCGGGCTGGCTACCACTCCGAGGGCGGCCTGCTGCGCCGCGCCGACGGCACGGTGGTGCCAGTGCGGACGGAGCCGGATCTGTTCCGCCTGATCGGCCTGCCCTGGGTGGATCCGCGGGATCGGGAGGTGCAGGGCAATGGCTGACCACCTGATCATCGACGCCAGCCGCCACCCGTCGCAGATCCGCTGCCTGCATTGCGGGTTCGCTCAGGATCTGCAGCTGCCCATGGCGATCAAAGAGCTGGTGGCACTGGAGCGGCGCATCAACGCCGAGCACCGGGGCTGCAAGCCACCGACCAGGCCCTGACCCCGCGGCCCGCCGGAGCCCATGCCGGCACTTTCGTCCCATCCATTCCCCTTCTAATCAGTCATGACCACTACCCAATCGTTGGCCATCGAGCCGAAGGCCATCACGATCAGCCAATACGAAGCCCTGGTTAGCGACGTTGAGATCGCCAAGCAGCAAGCCGTCGAGTCATTCAACTACGAGGACTCCAATGGCGATAAAGCCGCCCGCAGCTACATCGCCGGCCTGCGAAAGATTCGTGCTCGAATCGAAGCGGCACGCAAAGAAGCCAAGGCCTATGCACTGGAGTACGGCCGGGCTGTTGATGGCCAGGCTAAGGGGCTGGAGGCGCAGATCCTTGGTCTAATCGAGCCACACCAGCAAGCGCTGGACGTCATCACCCAGCGGGAGAAGGACCGGGTGGCGGCGCATGAGGAAAAGCTGCGGCTCATTTCTGCCATGGTCCAGAGCGCCAGTATTCCTGACCAGCCTGCCGCCACCATTCGCGAGGCCATCATCTGGCTGCAGGTGTGCCCAACTGGCGACATGGAGGAGTTTGAGCAGCAGGCCAACAGTGAGATTGACACTGGCCTGCGGATCCTGGAGGCCCTTCATGCCGCCGCTGTCGAACGCGAGAAGCGCGAGGCCCTGGAGGCAGCCGAAGCTCAGCGGCTGGCCGCAGAGCAGGAAGCCCGCCAGAAGGCTGAGGAAGAAGCCCGGCAAGCCGAGTGGGTGGAGAGGGGCCGGCAGGAGGCTGCCGCTGCTGCTGCCCGTGCAGTGGCTGATGCTGAGGCCAAGGTCAAAGAATCAGATCACCGCGCGGCTCTGGCTGAGGCCGATCGGGTAGCAATGGAAGCGGCAATGGCGGAGGTGTCCAGAAACCGGGAAGAACGCGAACAGCAGGCCCGCAAGGAAAAGGAAACCATGCGTGAGCAGCTGATTGACCAGCTCTCGATCAGGATGACGGGCCTGAACAGGAAAGAGGCGGCTGGCCTGATCGTGGATGGCACCCTCCATCCCGCCATCACCATCGACTGGGGAATGGTGTCGTGACCGATGACCTCATCTGTGGTCACTGCGTGGGAACGCCCGCCACGCTGTAGGCTGTCGCCGGAATGCTCAAGCCCCGTAAGCCATTGGCCTACGGGGCTTTTCCTTGGATGCGGGGGCAGGATTTGAACCTGCGACTTTCAGGTTATGAGCCTTGTGTTCCGGGGTCCTTGGTGATCCCTGCAGCTCCCGATGGCCCGGTTTCCCTGGGGCCTGGACTCCCGGTGGGTCCTGGGGTATCCCTGCCGATCACGGGGATCTGTGGGAACGTCGTGGGAATGCTACGGATTGTTACGAGACGCGGCGGCGGGGGGGGGCAGGGCCGAAGATGACGACATTGGGGGCCACGGCTCCCGGCATCCCACCGCATTCCCGCCCCATGTCTGATTCATCCACCAGCCACGCCAAAGAACGGCAAACCCTCAAGCTCATGGCCGCTATCTTTGGCGGCAGGTCCATGGTTGAGGCCATTGAAGATGGCCGTGAGTTTGACTGGTTCCCTCAGCAAGACATTGCGGTCTACGAGCTTGCATTGAGCCAATACCTTCTCGGCCTGATCTACGCCGACAAGGATTGGAGGCTGCAGCAGCGCACTTTCGACGCCCTGCCCCCCGAGGTTCAGCGCCACTTCCGGGTGAAGAACCTGGCCGCCCAGGAGCAGGCCGATGTCTGATCTCTCCCGGTTCATCCCCACACCGGCGCAGATGGAGGCGATTGCCGCCGGCTTCCAGCGGGTTGGCCACGCTGCTCGCCACACGGCAGACGCCATTGGCTACCTCTTTCCGGCCGCTGCCCGCCAGCAGCTCGACCGCTGGGAACGCCCACTGCCCCGCCGCACCGCCCCCACCCACTTCGGCCGCAAGCGCCGCGCGCGCAGGGCCAGGGGCCGGCGGATCGAAACCAGGCGAGAGATGCCGCAGATGGTCACGCTGAACCTGGGCCAGGCCTACGGGAAGAGCAGGGCACTGCGCCAGCAACTGGAGGCCAGAGTGGGCCGCCGCTCGGCGCACCATGCCGCGCCAGCAGCAGGAGGAGCAGGCCGATGACTGAGACCGCCCTCGTCACCTACCTACTCGACAACCGCCATCGCATCCCCAACCGGGCCTTCATCAACTGCCTGGCCCTGGCTCGCCTAAACCCCACCCCTGTCCGCAGGGTCACCGTCGAGGAACTGATCACCCTGTTCCAACACAGCAAGCGCGGTGGCATCAGTGGCATCATGCTGGAGCTGAAGCGCTGCGGTCTGGTCGACTTTGAGTCAGGAGTCTGCGGCACCCCCGGCTACCTGATCTTCCGGGTCGGGCCCAAGGAGGAGAAGGCCCGTGAAGCTGACCCGAACCGCCGTTGATCGCGCCCTCCCCCGCCTGCGCCGGTATCGCCTCAACGACACCCTGGTGCCCGGCCTCTGCCTGCTGGTGCTCCCCTCGGGGGCCCGCACCTACTACCTGCGCCATCGCGTCGATGGCCAGCAGCGGGAACTGAAGCTGGGCACCCCTGCTGAGCTGTCCCCCGACCAGGCGCGAGAGATCGCCCGGGCGGCCCTCGCGCGCGTCCGCGCCGGCGGGGACCCGGGGGCAGAGCGGCGGGCGGCCAGGGAGGCCCCGACGATCGAGGTCCTCGCCGCCCGCCACCTGCAGGCCCACGCCAGCCGGAAGCGATCGGGCCGGAACGACGAGATCCTCTGGCGGCGGCACCTGCTGCCGGCGTTCGCGCGCGTGCGCGTGGCCGCCCTCACCCGCGAGCAGGTGCGCGAGTGGCATGCCTGCCACCCGCAGCCGGCGACCGCCAACCGGGCCCTGGAGGTGCTCGGCGTGGCGATGGGCCTGGCGGAGGAGTGGGGGTGGCGGCCGGTCGCCAGCAACCCGGTGCGTGGGGTGAAGGCCCACCCGGAGCGGCAGCGCCGCCGGTACGCCAGCCCGGAGGAGCTGGGCCGCCTGCGCGAGGCGATGGCCCGGTGGGAGGCCACGGGCCCGCTGGCGATCCGCTGGCGGTTCGTCCAGCTGGTGCGCCTGCTGCTGCTCACCGGGGCCAGGCTGCGGGAGGTGATGGAGGCGCAGTGGTCGGAGATCGACTGGGCCAGGGGTGTGCTGCTGGTGCCGGCGGAGCGGGGGAAGACCGGGGCCAGCGAGGTGCGGCTGAGCGATCGGGCGGTGGAGGTGCTGCGGGCCCTGGAGGCCGCGGCCGGCGGCAGCCGATGGGTGGTGCCGGGGGAGAGCAGAGAGCGGCCGCTGGTGGGGTATCGGCGGATGTGGTTGGCGCTGCTCGAGGACGCGGGGGTGAAGGGTCTGCGGGTGCATGACCTGCGCCACACGTTCGCGTCCTACACCCTGTCGGCGGGCCAGCCGTTGGGCGTGGTGGGCCAGCTGCTGGGGCACCGGAGCACGCAGACCACGAGCCGGTACGCCCACCTGGTGGATGATGCGGCGCGTGCGGCGGTGGAGCGGGTGAGCGACGACTTGGGAATGTGAACGATTGTTACGAGCCCTGGGCGGTTGGGGGCGGCAGCGCGGATGATTCCATCACGGGCCGAGAGCCCTCCCACCGCATCCCGCCAAGCAGCCATGCCCCGCACCGTCGAGCTCCACTACCAGCTCCGCAACCGTGGCGAACAGCGCGTCACGATCACGCCGGCATGGGCCGGCAAAGGCATCGCCATCCACAAGCCGATAAGGTTCGATTCAGACGATGGCCAGTTTTACTTCAAGGAAATCCAGGGGCTCTGGAACTTCACCCACATCAACACCGGCATGGCCATGGGCAGCTGCATGGGCAGCCTGGATCGCGCCAAGGCGTTTGCCCGCGAGTGGGACGCCGAGTTCGCCGCCCTGCAGGATGGCCAGTCCATGGCTTCTGATCGGCTACAAGCCTGGGCGGCTGTGGCCCAGGAGATGAAGACCGAGCCGCCGCGCAAGCCTCGCGCTCCCCGGCGCAGAGGCTGACCCTAGCCCGCCGCGGCATGCCCGGCCATCCCCTCCCCCACTGCATCCCATGTCCCGTTCAGCACGTTCATCCATCACCCTCGTGGGCCGCGTCTCGCAGCTGCAGCGCCATTCCGACCACGTTTCCTTCCTGCTGACCGTCAAAGGTCGGGGCCAGCGGCCTGAGCTTGTCGTCGAGTGCCAGGCGCACCACCAGCGCGACATCGAAGTGTTCGAGTCAATGGATCAGGGCAGCCTGGTCGGCGTCATCGGCACCTTGCGGCCGATCGAAGAGCAGCATGCGCACGCCATCGTGCGGCTCGACCGCCTGGAGATCCTGGGCAAGCCTGTCCAGCCGCAGGAGGTGGCGTGATGGCACTGCACGTCATCTACAAATGCCAAGCCACCGGCTGGGCCGTCATCCAAGATCCGCTGGATCGGAGGAACCCCAACCTGGTTCGCTTCCTGCGTCACAACGGCAAACGCAAGCTGCTGGACCAGATCGCCGAATGGGATCCCCACACCTGCGACTGGCGCTGCACTCGGTGGTTTCCGAAAGCGCCCAAGGTGCCCCAGCTCCTGATCGACAAGGTTGTGGCCCACATGAACTTCGAGGATCGGGCCTGATGTTCAACCCCGACTTCTACCCCACGCCGCCCGAGGTGGCGGCCACCATGCTCGACCCCCTCGACCTGCGCGGCAAGGTCGTGGTGGAGCCCAGCGCCGGCAGCGGCAACCTGGTGCGCCATGCCCTCGCTCGCTTTGCCCAGGAGGTGCTGACCGTCGAGCCGGAACCGAAGCTCCGGGCGATCCTTGCCGCCATCCCCGACAGCCGCCTGATCGGCAACGACTGGCTGACCGTCACGGCAGATCAGATCAGCCACGTGGACCTGATCTGCATGAACCCACCCTTCTCGGCCGACGAGCGCCACATCCTGCACGCTTGGGAGATCGCCCCGCCCGGTTGCGAGATCGTGAGCCTCGCCAACTGGAACACCATCTCGGGCCACTTCCGGGGCCTGCAGCTCCAGGTGGCGAAGCTCATCGAGGCCTACGGCAGCAAGGAAGGCCTAGGCGAGTGCTTCAACACCGCCGAGCGGCCCACCAGGGTGAGCGTCGGCCTGGTGCGCCTCACCAAGCCGGGCCAACGTGCAAGCGGAGCTGATGAGTTCGATGGCTTCTTCCTCGGGCCCGACGACCTCGAAGCCCAGGGCGAGGGGATCATCCCCTACCGGCGCAGCCGCGACATCGTGAACCGCTACGTCGAGGCCTGCCGCATCTACGACGAGCAGGTGGCGGCCGGCGTGCGCCTCCGCAACGTCCTGGACGGATTCTTCGGCAAGGATCTGGGCCTGCAGGTCACGGTCGAGGGTGAAGCGGTCACCCGCAACCGGTTCCGCAAGGATTTGCAGAAAGCCGCCTGGAAGCATGTCTTCGATGAGTTCCTGCCGCAGCAGATGGCCACCAGTCAGCTCGCGAAGGACATCAACCGGTTTGTAGAAGAGCAAAGCAAGATCCCGTTCACCGAGCGGAACATCTACCGGATGCTCCAGATTGTCGCCGGCACGCAGGAGCAGCGAATCGATCGTGCAGTGGAGGAGGCCATCGATGAGCTGACCCGCTACACCAAAGAGAACCGCTACGGCGTGGAGGGCTGGGCCACCAACAGTGGCTACATGCTGAACCAGCGGTTCATCTGCAGGGGGCTGGCGGAGCTGGCCTGGAGCAACCCCGGCAAGGTGCGGCTCCAGACCTACGGCGGCCAGTGGGATGACATCCAGGATCTGATCAAGGCGCTGTGTTTCATCACCGGCCGTCCCATCGAGGAGGTGCGCACGCCCGAGGACATCAACAGCAACAGCTACGAGCCAGGCATGTGGCACGACTGGGGCTTCTTCCTGTTCCGCCCCTACAAGAAGGGCACGGTGCACTTCGAGTTCAAGGATCGCGAAGTGTGGGGCGCTCTGAACGCTAGGTATGCACGGATCAAGGGCCAGATGCTGCCCGAGCAGATGAAGCGAAAGAAGCGCCCGGCCAAGAGCCGGTAACCCTCCACTACCACCATGAACACACCATTCGCCAAGGGCCACGATCCCGACACCCTCGACGCCGCACTGCTGGCCCCGCCGGCTGAGCGCGATGCCGCCTTCCGGGCGATCCGGCTGACCGGCCGGATGAAGCTGGCCAGCCCACGGTTCGGCGTCCAGCCGCCGCCCGTCGGGTTTGGTGACTACCCCGCCGACGACAGCGCCCAGGCCGCTGCAGAGCTGATCGAGCTGGCCCTACTCGCTCGCGAGCTGGACACCCCCTGGCGCAGCATGAACGAAGCCGTCCAGCGCCGCGGCAACCCGCTCGACGGGCTGGGCGGGATCCTGCAGGGCCCGACCAGGCCGAACTCGCTGTTCCGGTCGGAGGAGCAGGCCAGCCCAGAGCCCTACGTCTCCCAGCTGTTGCTGCTGCCCGTTCCCATGGGGGCGATGCTTGCCGAGCAGCGCTACCGCCTGCGCACCGGCGTCTATGGCGTGACCGCCGAGACCCAGGCGGCGATGCTGCGGGGGGCACCGATCGAGAGCCAGTCCTTCGGGGCTGAGGTCTACATCAACACGCCCCGGGCCATGGCCTCGGCCATGCACGTAGACCCTCCCTACCTGATGGGCCTGCACTCGATGCTGATCCTCGATCAGCTGCGGGTGCCCCGGAGCTCCCTGTTCCCGCCCCTGCCGGCCGAGGCCGGGTTCACCGACTACGGCGGCCCCGCGTCGGCCCAGTGCCTGCTGGCGGAGGCCAGTGATGAGGCCTTCTACGACTGCTGGGCACTGAAGTGGGGAGGCCCCCGCCGCGCCCGCCCGGAGGAGCTGCTCGCCCGTCAGGAGGTGCTGCACCCCCTCTGGCACGAGCGCGGGGCCCCGCTGCTGGCACCCTGGGGCGGCCGGCTGCCGCTGCCGATCGCTGAGGGATCGCCGATGCACCCGGCTTGGCCTTCGGGCCATTCAGTCACCGCCGCCGCCGAAGCGGTGGTGATGATGGCCACCTACCAGGACAGGCCCTGGCCACTGACACCGATTCAGGCCAGACCCGACGGCATGTCGCTGATCCCCGCCAGCTCCAGCACCCTTACGGTGCATGGTGAGCTGCGCCGGTTCGCCTGGAACAAGGGCTTCAGCGGACGCGGAGCACTTGGCGTGCACTACCGCAGCGACGTGACCGACGGACTGATGGTGGGTCAGGCGGCTGCCGTGCGGGTGCTGCGTCAGCGGAAGGCGGAGGCGGACAGGTTGGGCCTGGCCCCCTGGGGGACGACCACGTTCACCGGGTTCGGCGGCATGTTGATCACGATCTGATCAGCGATGGCCCAGGGTGCGCACCTGCAGCTCCAGCTGCCGGATGCGTTCATCCTGGGCCTTGTCGATCGCGGGCTGGTTCTCCAGCTGCTTGCACAGCGCGTCGAGGGTGGTCTTCAGCGTTGCTAGCTGAACGGTCTGGGTGTCGAGCCTCGAGCCCACACTGCTGGTCATCCCCAGCGCCCAGCCCGAAGCCGAGCCAACGGTCGCACCGATCACAGTGAGGATCAGCGGCCCAACCCAGGCCGGGATCCCCTGCACCCTGTTGTCGCCGCTGCCTTCCATGCCGGCCATGTTACCTGGCCCGGCCATTCGCTGCCCTCAGCTCCACAGCTCGCGCGGGTCCGCGCCCGTCACCATCATCCGAGACAGCCGCTCCGCACGCTGGCCCACCTGCTTCGCCCACCGCGACTGCAGCATCATCGTCGCCGCTTGCTGGTACTGCCCCGCCTGCACGGCGGCCAGCGTCCGCTTGAACTCCAGCAGTCCCTTGAGGCCCAGGTTGAAGGCCATGTCGATCAGCACCCGCTGGCGCACGTCATCGAGCTTCGCCACCCACGGCAGGGCGTTCAGCAACCCGTTCCGCACGTCCGCCAGGTCATTCGCCAGGAGCATCCGCGCCTCGGACAGGGTGATGCCCCGGTCCTCCAGGTTGCGGCCCACGCCAATGGTGAGCTTCCCCGCCGTGCAGCGGTAGGGCTTGAGGCGCAGGCCCTCGTGCAGCTCGATCTGGCGAACGAGGGCCTTGTCGTCGATCTGCCCCATGATCAGCGCTTCGCCAGGGGGGAGACGATGCCGGCGAGGATCTCCAGCGCGCGGTAGAACTGCCGCATCGCCACCCCGGCGGTGCCCACGGCCTCGTCATCCTTTGGCGAGGGGGTGAGGTTCACCACCAGCATCGCGACGGCGTGAGCCGCCATGGCGATCTCGAACAGGGCGCGGTGGTTGTCGATCAGGTAGCTCAGGATCTGCATGGTGCCTCAGGCGGTGGCGATGATGGCCCAGCCGGTGCCCGGTCCTTCGACCATCCACCGCGGGCCAAGGTTCTTGCGAGAGTAGCGGAGGCGGGCGCCCCAGTTGTTGATGTACCTGCCCGAGAGGAGGTCCAGGTCGCCGAACGGATCGTGAACAATGATCGCGTCAGCAGTGTGGCCAATCGCGGTGATCCAGTGGCCGTCGCCGGATGGCGCGCCGACGGGGCCATGGTGGAGGATGCCGATCGGGACCGGGATGCCGCGGTCGATCTGCCGCTCGATCGTCCCCCAGTCGGCGTTCTGGACGAAGCGCGCCGTGACACCGAACGACTGGAGGGCGCGGAGCTGCGCCGCCGCGTCGATGGTGTCGCCGTAGCGGAGCACGCGCCCCAGGTAGCGGTCGTCGGCGTTCGGGCCTTGCAGCGTGCCGGGCCGGATCGTCTCCAGGAGCATGGCGCAGGCGCTGCTGAAGCACATCCGCAGGGCGTGGCCGGTCTCGCTGTCGCGCTGGCTGTAGTAGGGCACCTGCAGCGGATTGGTGCGGGTGCGCGGCTGCTCCTGCTTGCCGTCCTGCCGCCAGGTGTGGAAGTGCTCGGCGTCTTTTCTCTTCAGGCTGGCGGGCACCTTCTCCCAGAACTGAACCAGCGCCGCCCGTTGATGGGGGAGCCCCTTCCAGTGCTCGAAGTACGGGGTCGGGTCGAGGATCAGGTCAGGGCCTGCGCTCATCTTGGGCTTCCACCTGTTGGCCGAAGTGTAAGCGCGGGGCGGCAGCTGTCACGATGAGCGGCACCAGCAGGCTGAGCACGAGGCAGATACCTAGGCCGATGTTCACCCTGGCGGAGACTGCATCAATCCGATCGTCGCGCCTCTTGTCTGCATCGTCCCTCGTGCTCTGCCCGGTCATGAACGTGTCCAGCTTCGTGCGGACAATGATCAGCTCCTCGTAGATCTTGAGGTGCGAGACCTTCTCTGTGTCCTCTGCCATCAAGCCTCCTCCGTCAGGGATAGGTTACCGAAGCCGCCAGTATTCGGGCGTGCGGCCGTAGGCGCTGGTGTAGCTCCCCTCGCCCGCCGACCATGTGAAGCTGCCCCGGCTGGAGCTGTTGCTGATGATCGTCCGCCCGTCGGTCTGCACCACCCCGATGTGGGGGTATGGCGGGCTGCCGTTGTCGCGCATGATCGCAATGGCGCCAGGCTCCGGGCCCGACAGCAGGGTGCCGGCCCCGCCGGCAAGGACCGATCGAGCGTTCGGCACGTAGTTGCTGTTGCCCCACGGTGGCGTGATGCCAGCGCTGCGCAGGACCTTGTTCACCGCGTAGAGGCAGGCGTTGTTGCCACCGTCCGGGCCGCCCCTGGTGTTCATCCCGCGCGCGCGCTCGGCCGCCTGCGCGATCAGCCGCGCCTTCTCGCTCGCCGGCCGGCCGTTGTTCGCCCCGGCTCGCACCCCGTTCATACCCACGCCGCCGCCGGCCTGGCCCGATGTCCACTCGTCGTTGTCGCTGCCCTCGGTGCCGCATTCCACCGAGGTGCTGTAGCCCCCGCCCGCGAGATCGTGCGTGATGCTCTTCGCCTGCCAGGTGCCATCCACCTCCGGCCGGAACCCCCGCAGCGTGATGCTCCCCTCGGCGTTCACGTCCGGCCGGCCCTGCATCTGCAGGCTCACCCGCACCTCCCCCGATCGGAAGGACTGCAGCCGGGCCGCCGCCGCCTTCTCCGCCTCCGCCTGGGTCTTGTGCAGCTGGCGCTCCTCGAACACCGGCAGCTGGCCGCTGCTCTCGCCCGCCGTCACCACCTTCTCGGTGTTGGTGGTGCGGTCGATCCATCGGGCCTTCACCCCGCCGTAGGCGCCGCGCCCTTTCAGCGTCGCCCGCCAGTTGCTCACCTCCTCGAGGCGGATCGTCGCGCCGCCGGCGGTGTTCGGCTGGCCCCGGGGCACCACCACCAGCTTCCCGTCCGCTGGCTTGATCACCGCCCCGTAGCGCTCCGCCAGACGGGTGAGGAAGCCCTGGTCCGTCTCGTTCGTCTGGTCCTCGTGCTGGATCTGCAGGCCCGCCAGGTCGCCCTTCACCACCACCTGCAGGCCGTTGCGCTTCCCGATCTCCTGCACGATCTGGCCCAGGGTCTTGCGGTCCCAGCTCTGGGTGCGGCTCTCCTTCACCAGCTCCGGGGCCGTCTGCGCCGCAGTGGCGCGGATCACCATCGACCGAGGGCCCATGCTCAGGTCCACGTCATCGACGGCGTAGGCGCCCATGTAGGTGGGCTTGCGGGCGCCGTTGCTGTAGCCAAGCCAGACACGCAGCCAGGCCCCGTAGCGGGGCACCTCCATCCGCTTGTCGCGGTCATCGATCGTCAGCTCCAGGCTGTCGGACTGCTGGCCCGCCTGGTCCGTGATCCGCAGGCTCACCAGCCGGTCGCGGATCCTGTCGGTGATGTCGGTGCCGTCGGCCTCGATGCGGAACGAGGGGGTGCTCATGGATCCCAGATCCTCACCGTCTCGGTGGTGCTCGGGGCCGGGAGCTCCGGCAGGCTGATCACCAGCCCATCGGGCAGGACCGGGGCCATGTCCGCCAGGCCCGGGTTCGCCGCCAGCACCACCTCCACCGTCTGCTGGGTGCGGCCGTAGTACCGCCAGCAGATGGCATCGATCTCATCGAACTGCTGGGTGACGTAGAGCTGGCTCATGGTTGGATCAGGCCCCGCACGGCGGAGGTGATGAAGGGGTCCACATCCAGGATGGTGGTGATGGTGGCGGCGTTGCGCACCATGTCGCCGAGGGCGGCGCCGGCCGGGCCCGATCCGCCGATCGCCTGGAGCACCCCGGAGGTGGCGGGCCGGAGGGCTTCGAGGGCCACGGCAATCGCCGGTGCGCCGCGGCCCTGGGCCACCTGCTGCACCATCTGCGCTGCGTTGATGCCCTGCTGGAGCCAGCCGCCGGCCTGGCTGGTGTCGATGCCGGCGAGGCCGAAGGCGCCAAGCGCCGCGCCCACGTAGTCGCGGTTGGTGATCGCCCGCGCGATCGATGCCACCTGCCCGAGGTTCAGGCCCGCCGCCTGGGGGGAGACCGGCAGGCCGGCGATCGAGGCCAGGCCGTTGAGGCCGATGGCGTCGAAGGCCCCGCCGGATGCGGTGAACAGGCCGACGCCGGCCGCCAGCTGCGCGAGGGCAGAGGATGGCGACGACACGTTCGCCAGGGCCAGCGGGCTGGCGGCCTGGCCGGGGTCGTCCTCCACGTAGCGGCCGAGGGAGACGGAGAAGGTGATCTGGCGGGCCCCGCCGCCGGGGGCGAAGGTGCTCTGGCCCTCGCGGATCTGGCGGATCGCCCACTTCCCGAACACCCGGCCGTTGCCGTTGGTGAGCATCTGCGGCTCGCCCTTCGCGGCCAGGGTCCGCAGCGTCTCCATCGTCGCCTGGGTGCCGGAGAGGCCGGGCAGCAGCACCCCGTCCAGGGTGATCTCCTGTGCTCCAGGGCCGAGGAACTGCAGCGCCGGATCCCGCAGCAGCCGGTCCTGCTGCTCCCAGCGGAACTCGGCCGTGCGGTCCAGCGACTGCGGCACGCCGTTGGGGATGTCGAACTGGAAGTCGCCGAGCTGGAAGAGAGGGCGGGCCATGGTCAGTCGTTCAGCAGGGTGCGGTGCTCGGCCTCGAGGCGGCGCACCATGTCGGCCAGCGCAACCTCGACCTGGTGCGCGATGGCGTTGGCGTCGCCGCCCGAGGCGTTGATCGTGACGTTGGCGTTGAGCACCAGCGGCGCGCGCGAGGTGGCCCCGGCGGCGGGGGCAGGGCCAGCCAGCAGGGCCGCCATGGCAGCGGCGGAGAGGGGCCGAGCGACGCGGGGCACGACCGACCCGTCGAGACCGGGCACGAAGAGCTCACGGCGCCGCTCGCCCACGATGTAGGGGAAGCCGGCGCGGACGCGGCCGCCGAGGGCCCGGCCAGGGATCGAGGGCACGGGCACGATGTTGTTGCTGGGCGCCACCGCCGTGAAGGGGGCGGCAGCCGGAGCCGCAGGGGCCTCCCCGCCGCCGCCGACCATCGAGCCGATGCGGCTGACGGCGCCGCCGATCCAGCCGAAGAGAGCGCCGGCCCGGGCCTTCAGCCCGTCGATGATCGAGGTGATGATCCGCTGCCCGATGTTCGCCCTGGTGAAGAGCAGCCAGATGGCGGTGGGGATCGGGGCGATGATCCCGAGCAGCGCCATCGGCAGGCGGCTGGTGGCCTGGATCACGCTCTGCCAGAGGCGGGAGAAGAAGCCGCTGATCGGCCGCCAGTTCTTGACGATGACGAACGCCAGGGCGCCGATGCCGAGGATCGCGGCGGCGGCGATGCCGATCGGGCCGGTGGCGAGCACCATGAACACCGTGCCGAGGCCGGCGATGATCGGGCTCGCTGCCGCGATCGCTGCGCCGATGGTGCCGATGGCGGTGATCACCCCCGCGATGATCGGCAGGGCGATCACCAGGCCGGCCAGGGCGCCGCCGATCAGCACGATGCCGGTCACCAGCCACTGGTTGTTCTGCGCCCA